CTATGTTCCAGATCCAATTGATCCAATCCTGATTGATGCTACAGGCGAAATTATTAAGGGTATTCAAGCTGGTGTGATTTATGCCGGTATTGCTCGTCAGACGACAAGTGAGAGCGTTAAGGCTGATACGGTACAAGTAACCGAAAGCTTTGCCGAAAGTAGTGTGGAGATATCAGAATTTGAGCAGATTGCTCGGGCCTTTATTGACTCACTTGACTTGAAGTCTAAAGGTTTTACGTTCGAGGTGTTTCGGGCATGATCAAAAACAAAATCCAATCCAAAGTAGCAAAAGCCTTTGATAAAAAGCTTGCTGATGCGGTTAATACATTCACGTGCTCAAAAGAAATTCAGTCGGGCGAGTTTGATTTTGAAACACAGACTTATCCAACCGTTACCGTTGAAGCGTACAGCGGTCGTGGTGTTCTGTTTGGCTCTTATTTGAAAGATATGGTTAAGCCTACTGATTACCAAGTCACAGATTCAAAGGCCACGGTGTTGCAAAATGAAGTGACTCAAGTACCGCAGATAGGTGATGTGTGGGCTACTTTAAAGGGACGGTTCAAGATTGTGAATATTGGTGCAGATCCAACAGGGAGTATTTGGGTTTGCCAGTTGAGGAAAGTTTAGTAATATCCTTCTGAAATTAAGGGGGATTTATGGCTAAAAAGACACTAAAAGAAAAGATAAATGATGTGGCGTTTTGGACTGTGATTTTCCTCATCTTGTATTTAATAATTGGGTATTTGCTTGAAAGCTTATGGTTATCTAAGCCACTTAAATTAGACGAATTATATGAATTATTAAAAGATGGATTTAGCATTACCGCAGCATTTCTGGCACCAGTAGCAGCGTTTATTTTGTTTAGTGACTGGAGAGAGCAACATAACAAACAAGTTAGAAATGAGTTTGCACTAAAAGTTTTTACTCAATTTGAAGCATTAGAAAAAGAAATCCACGAAGCTGGAATGATTCTGATTGAAATGGAACATCTTGTGCCGTACGAGTCACAAAATAGATTTAGTTCTGATCGCAGGCCAATTTACTTAAATGATAAGTTATTTAAAGATAATGGTGACTTAATTTTATCGTTTAACTACAAGATTGATGATATTCAGGAGGTTTTCAATATCCTTTTGGATAAAATAAGATACTTTGGAATTGCTACAAGTCAATTAATTGAAGTTACTACGGTGGCATTCTTACTTCTAGAGAAATTTAAAGAAATAAACATTAAAAATGAAGATGATACATATAGTGAATACTTGAAGTTGTTAGATGTTAATTCGAAAAAACTTGAGCAATACTATGAATTAAGAAATATGATTTCAGATTTAATAATCACTGATCTTCTAAAAACTTTTCAAGCTGATTAGGTTTAAAAGTAATTGTATTTTATGGGTGGTGTATATGTCATGGAAAAACAAACCAACTAATTTTGCTTTAACTGCTTTAAAAGATGCTGATCAACACGTTCAAAAAATTGTAGGTGAAGTCTTACAGCAGGTTGTAGTTCGATCACCTGTAATGGATGGTGAGTTCAGAGCATCACATAAAGTTACGCTTGATTCACCAGATAACACTTATGAAAAAAACATTGATGCATCAGGTGCCAACACAATCGCAGAAGGTTTAAAAGTAGCAGCTACGGCTAAGATTGGCGGCCTGGTCTATGTTCAATCGAATAGTCCATACGGGGACAAGTTAGAAAATGGACATAGTATGCAAGCACCACATGGTGTCTACGCCCTAACATTTCAGTATGTGTGCGAGAAATATCAATGATGACAAATACTCAAGCTTTGCGAGCCATTCTTGCACGTGTTGGTTCTTTTACTGGGATGCTTAAAGAACATATTCAACTGGCAAATAATCCTTTGCACGAAGGTAAACCATTTGAACCACCTGAAAAAGAGATATGGTCCAAGATAACCGTAAGCAATGCAGGAAAGTTTATTACTGGGATGGGAGATAAGCCCTGTACTCGAACTACGGGCATTATTTTCATTCAGTTATTTGCACCACTTAATACAGGCACTGATGAATTGTCTCAATTGGCAGATAAGTGGGCCGAACACATGGAGTTCTATAAGGTTGATCAACTAGAACTACGTGAAGCCAATATCATTGATGCAGGTCATTCTAGCGCGATTGGTGACCCGTCTAGTATGAGTTACTACCAGTACAACGTGAATGTGTCATATATCGTGAACTAAACCCAAATTCTCATTTACCCGTCCTTTTAGGGCGGTTTTTTATTGCCTAAACTCAGGAGACAGCTATGTCAAAAGGCACTGATGTGGTGATCCACATTGCGAAAGAAGAAACACCCAATACGCTGCCAGTGGTGCCTGAATGGCACACGTTGCGCCGTAACTCTGACTCATTGAAAAAGACAGTGTCTTTGACCCAATCTGATGAGATTGTAGACTCTCGTTTTGAGCAAGGCTCGGTTGCTACTTCTGCAGAAGCGGTCGGCAATATTGAGTACGAGTTATCTGCACTCAGTCAAGATATGTTCTTTGAAGGTGTGGCAGGCAACATGTTTGTTGATTCAGGCACACCAAGTGTGTCAACGCTTGAAATTGGTGGCGACACTTTACCAACCTATACGATTGTAAAGCACGACAAGAAAGTCGGTTTTATTCAAGTATTCTCAGGTTGTCGCATTGGTGAGCTTACCATTCAGGGTGATACCGAAGGCAAAATTACAGGTAGCGCTTCAATCAGTGCGACTGGTTATGACAACCCAGTGGCGACTCCTGTGGTTAACCCACTTGCTGCTACTGATACACCATTCATGTCATCTATTAATGTGAACGAGTTTAAGATTAGTGGAGTAAGTACTGTTGGTACAGCATGTGCTGAATCATTCACAATCACGATTAACAACAACCTGACAGCTAAGCCATGTCTCGGCAACGGTAGCTTGATCCCAAACCGTTATACCGAAGGTAATGTGAGTATCACGCTAAATGTAACATTGGCCTTAACTACAACTTCAAAAGCGTGGATTCCTTATGTTGAGTCGCGCCAAAACATGACTGCGGAAATTGGTTTGGAGGATTCTATAGGTAATGCCTATGGGTTCAATTTCACCAAGTTGGAACTGGATAATGATGGCCTGTCCGATACTAATAAAAATGATGACCATACGCTAGCTATGGAATTTCGTCAGGTGAAAGAGGCACCAACCATTACACGCACTGAAGCATAAACATAGCCCCGAAAGGGGCATTTTTTTAGGATTAGAAAATGGCTTTAAAAGCAGAAATTCAAAAGAGCAAAAATGTCTCACTATGGAAAGAATATAAGGATGCTGAAGGTAATGTGCTGGCGGAATTTAAAATTCGTGGTGAAGCATATAAGCCTTACCGGGTAGCTCTGGAGCGTGCTCAGAATCAGGTGGCATCAAAAGGGTATGTTGTTTCAACTGCAGGTGCTGAAGATAAGCTCTATCACGAACTTTTACTTGAGGCAGCAGCATGTCACCTGATTGAAGATTGGAAGGGAGTGGTTTTCTCTGAAAATGGAAAGGAAGTTGAACAGCCCTATACTCCAGAGAATGCTACCAAACTATTCGATATGGGCGATATTGGTGTAGCTGTGTGGGTTTTTGTGAAGGCTCATGCTGAGAAGATTCAGTTAGAAGCCGACCAAAATAAAGCAGATATACTGGGAAAGTCACAGAGCTCTACCGATGGCACACAGGAGACGGTGGATTAACTGACTTTCAAAAGAGGCTGCGGGATAAGCTTGGGCGTAAGTTGGATGATGCACCTGGGTTTAGTTATATAGCTCATGCTATCTTGACAGCATTTAATGTGATTGCCCGTGGCCGTTCTTACCATCCTGTTGCTATGCCGCTGGATGGCAGCCATATCAATGCTTATCTTGAGCTGTATGAAGCGCCGTGTGAGTTGCATATCTTTGTGGAGTGTGTATTTGCGTTGGATAATTTGTTTTTGGATGGGGTGAGGAAAATTTTAAGTAATAAGTAGTTTCAAAAGTCATATTAACTATAAAACACTGACCCAACAAAAGATTAATTTACTGTTATAATAGGTTGACTAATGCCATGTTTGATGGGTAACATGCACTCAACAACAACCCTATTATCATTAGATAACAGGGTATTTTTATCAAAAGGAGAAAATTATGAAAACTATTAAACTTTTGACTGATGGTTACGGTTTAGGCTAAACATAACCTCAAGAATTCTATAAAATAAGGTGTCAATTTTGACACCTTATTTTTTTTCGGGGATATCGTGGGTTTTTTTTTAACGTATTGCTTAATTCTTTCATACGCAATAGTTTTTGTATATTTTTATCTTTTTGAAAGGGATGATTATTTTTATAAATATAGAGGAAGCATTCAACTGAGTTTGGTGCTTTGCTTAATTGGATTGTTCTTTGCACAAATTATTTTTTGGAAAACTTTTGCCTTAGACTATAATTTTTTAAACTTCAGTCTAAAAGCTAAACCTGGCACTACGAAAACAACAGCATTAGTGACTATGCTTGCTGCAATAGCAGCAGTTAGTGGATGGGTCTTTACAAGTCGTGTGCAGATTATTAATGCAACCAAGACACACGCGATGCAAGCTTTGATGAATAGTAGAAACTCTACGATTTACGTTCAAAGAGTAGATGAAGCGATGGCTATTCGTCAAAAATTGAGAGATAAAAAAGGGTTGGGAGTTAATGATCTGGTTGTAGTTTCACAAGAAGATTATATAAATTTGAAACCAGAAGAAAGATCCGCGATCCATTATATGTTGAATTTTATGGAGTTCATTGCGGTAGGCGTGAGGCATAACAATATGGATGAAGAATTAATTAAGGGCAGTTTGAAGACGATATTAAAGAACAATTATCTAATGTTTCAACCTGTTATTGAGTTTGTCCGTATTGGCTCACCAAGCAACTATATTGAAATGGAGACACTTCATAAAAGATGGGATGAATACAATAATGACAAATGTATGAAATGCACAAACTGGTTTAAAGTTAGCGATGATAGCAAGGAAAAAAATCAGCCAGCCAGAAAGAGTATTTATGCAGTTATGACAATCCTAACATTGGGGTTATGGAATTTAGCAATTACTGGCATTGAGTTTTTTGAAAGATATGCAAAAAGCAATTTGAAAAATGATTTTGTTTGCATTGATTGTGGTGGCGAAAGCACACCCTCAGGTAATATTAAATAATCACCCTCGGGTGGTTTTTTTAATGCTTGAAAAAACAGCTATATATTGTATAAATGAAACTTGTCTTACAATTGAGTGTGCCTTCAATAATGGTAGATTACAGTAAAATCGAAGAAGAAATTGAAAATATGGAGTCGGGTCAGAGAAAGCCATTCGGTGGAAATTACACCGCCAATGAGTTTCAGGGGGTGTATAAATTCCTTCTAAACCTACAGGAAGAAGGGGTGATTTACGTTAAGGAACATCGAGAATCAATGTCTGGTTACGACCTAGTGGATGCAGCGTTTGTGACAAAAATTTAAAGCACCTTCAGGTGCTTTTCTAATAACCAAGTAGACTTTTTTCAAGAGAATGAGTATTTTATCTCCATAATTAAAGGGGGTAGAATGGAAAAGATAATAAGTTTAAGTATTCTTGCTTTAGTGTTGACTGGCTGTACATCAATTCAAGTGAACAATACATCTGGGTTTAATCCCAGTTCAATACGTGAAGTATGTATTATTCATAATCCAAAGGTGATTATTAAAGATTTTGATGGAGTTATTGAGAGAAGTTTTTCTAGACATAACATTAAGGCTAAAACCTATAAGGAAAGTGCGAATCTTAGCTCATGTCAGACAATGTTAAATTATACTGCTTTACGTTCATGGGATATTGTGCCGTATATGGTATCAGCTCAATTTAACCTTATTCAAAATGGGCGACAAGTTTCTGAGTCTTCATTTAAGTTAAAAGGAAATGGTGGGTTAGCTCTCAATAAATGGCGCAGCACTGAAACCAAGGTAAATGAATTAGTAGATGAATTATTGGGTAAAAAGCCAGGTGGGAATAATGTAATTTCTCCTGCTTTGAGCGAAGAGAAGCCTTTGATTTTAACTGCGCCACCACTTGAACAACTAAATAAAAGTTCTGATCGGTAATTTGATGATCTTGACGGTGTAACTTATAAAGCTGGTTTACGCTATAACTTCTAAAGAATGACCGCCCAAAGTGGCGGTTTCTTTTTGTGCGGGAAATTAGTATCTTGTTCCAATAATAAATATTTGGGGTAGTGGGGTATGGGAGATTATTTAGGCAAGGCTGCTCATGAAAAACAATCAGCCAAAATAGCAATAAAAGAAAAAAGGTTTGATGATGCGTGGAGGCATTTAAATAATCAAAAAGATTTATACCTGAAGCACGCCCATAGGATGCAATTCTCAGAGATACATACACTGGTTATAGATTCCTCACCTCATGAAGATATGGCGAATATTCTAAGGCTGGAGGGAAAGCACAAGAGCGCTTTAAGTAATATATCCTATACCTACAAAGCAGCTCATTTAGCAGACCGGCCAACCATCACATTAGAGAAAAAGTTAGAGGCTTATTACAATAGGGCCTATAAAAAGCAACCCTTCAAAAGATTTTTATCCTTGCTTAAAGCTCTGCCTAACGGTGACCTTGTCTCTGTAAGGGATTTTGTGGAAATTTACTATCCTATAGCTCCCACGATAGATGATGATCAGGCCCCACCTTATACTGCTCAAAATAGGATCGATATAGCTCAAGAGAAAGCAAAGTCAATTAATAGTGACTTCCTTGAAAGAAGAGAGCAGCAAAAGGCTATTGCGAGCGCCAAGGTAGTGGATACTAAAAAAGAGAGTCACCCTGAGCCAAAATATGCTGATACAGCGAGCATTAAAGTAAATCAGAAAACTCCAAATACTTTCTTGGGATACCCTAACTCTGACTGGATACTAAATATCACCATAGGTGCTATAGTTTTAGTGGTATTTATTTGGCTAATGGGTTGATAAGGATTCATATGAAGAAAATTATTTTATTGGCTTTATTTTCTGTCAGCACTATAGCGTTATCTCAGGAAATTTATACCTTAAAAACCTCGGATGGTAGCACCCTACTCACAGCAAAAGAGCCTACTGAAGAAAAGTATGGAAAATTTACAGTTGAGAAAAAAACATATTATCCAGAATGGTCTCCATTGGACTGGAATTATGTTTGCTCAAAAGATAAGTTTGATGGAAAAAAGAGCTGCTCGTTAAACAAATCGCATAGCGATGTAATGGTTAGTATTTTTGATGGGCAGCACAGTGTATATGTTGGGAGAGACCATTATCCAAGATCACAAAGCGCTATAAAAGTAGATAGTAATGCACCAATTTATGGTTATGAAGGCTCAAGCAATACTCCCAAGAAAGTCATTGAGCAGATGAAAAAGGGGAAGATTGCGTACACCAGATACAGAGAGTGGCCGTATGATTATAATCGAGATGGTGAAGTTGATCTGACAGGTTTTGCCGAGAAATACAATGAAATGTTAGAGAAGTATAAAGAACTCTAAAGAAGTACAACTTACAAACCTCGCGAAAGCGGGGTTTTTTATTGCCTGCAGGAAAGTAAATATGACTCAAGAGTCCCGCCTGGTCATCGTGATTGACTCAAGAAATGCTGAGCGTAATGCGCGTGCAGTTGCCAGCGAGCTGGAAAATCTAACCAAGAAAGGCGATCAAGCTGAAACTCAGATGACGGCAATGGGCGCTTCGATTAAAAGCCTTGTTGGTTATATGGGTGGGATTTTGACTATCAACAAGGCTATTGCTATGGCCGACGATTATACGCAGATGGCTGCACGTATTCGCAATGCAACTGCAAATGCTGAAGAATATGCGATGGTGCAGGATCGTTTGCTCAACACAGCTAATACGACTTATCGACAACTTGGCGAAGCTCAAGAAGTGTATTTAAGTATGGCTGGTGGTATGAAGTCGCTTGGCTATCAAACCAAAGAAACCTTGGAACTAACAGACTCACTTTCTTTTAGTTTTACTCACAATGCAACCCGAGTTGACCAAGCGCAGTCAGCAATGGATGCATTAAGTAAATCTATGGCTAAGGGTAAGGTTGATGGTGATGCGTGGATTTCAATTGTTACTGGTGCAGACAATATCATTGCTGATATGGCCAAAACCACAGGTCAAACAGAAGCTGAAATTCGTCGCTTGGGGGCAGAAGGTAAAGCATCACTAGACGATCTAATCAAAACCCTGATCACTACTCGTGAACAAAATGAAAAGCTTGCCAATAATATGGAGAACAGCCTAGCGGATGGTTTTACGAAATTGTCTAATGAGGTGACTGTTTATCTCGGAAAAGCCAACGAAGCAACGAGTGCTACAGGAATATTAGCAGGCGGGTTGAGTAGTTTGGCAGATAACCTGGACTTGGTTGCAAATACTGGTGCAGCACTGGGTTTGGGATATGTGACTACTGCATTACTAACAAAAGGTGCTGCTGTTAAACAAAGTCTTGTTGATTCAGCGGCTCGTCGTGTGGCTGATCAGGCTGAAATCCAATCGCAAGTACAGTTGGCTGCTGTTGAGGTTCAGCGTACACGTCAAATTACCGCTTTAGCTGCTCAAGAGGTTCATCTAGCAAGACTGGAGCTAAATTCTGCTACCACCCGAGATGCACGTGCAGCAGCAACAATGCGCCTAACTCAAGCAGAAGTAGCTCTTAATATTGCAACTAAAAATACTACGACTGCTACAGCCACTTATAGCGCCGCTCAAGCCGCAGCCACAACAACGTCACTAACATTGGCTAGCGCTGCAAGATCAGCCTTAGCTTTTATGACGGGACCGGTTGGTCTCGGTATTACGGTGGCAACGGTTGCAGCCGGATACCTACTGCTGGGCGACAATTCAGAAAAGACCACGGTTTCATTGCGTGAAAACAATGAGGCAGTAAATGATGCTATTCAAAAATACCGCGAGCTAGATGATGTTCAAAAGCGCGGGCAACAGGCAGCTGAGAAGGCAAAGTTATCTGAACTAGCTGAGGGTTATAAGGAATTAACAACCGACTTAAATACCAATGCATACGCCTTGAGTCGACACAATGATTTCACTCAGGAGCAATCTCGTGAGGTAAATGCATTAATTGCTGAATTTAAGCAAACAGGTGATTTAGATAAGTTTTCTGCGGCGATTAATAAACTTTCTTTTGTGAGTCAGGACTCTAAAGATAAGTTTAACGCTCTGGCTGGGCAGGTTCGCACTTCTGGAAATGAATATAAAAACCAGAAGCAATTTGTTGATGCAATGACCAACTCCCTAAATCAAAATGGCGCTGCGGGAGATAACGCAGCAAGAGGGATTAGAAATGCAGCTGAGGCAGTAGCGGAATACACAGGTAAATTGAAATCCCAGCAATGGGATTTGGAGTTTACTAATGCGCTTGTTCAAAAACATGGGAAGTCAGCGCAGGAAGCAGATTTGCTTTTGCAGGCTTACCGTGAAAACGAAAAAAAAGGCATCAAAGGTGTAACAGCTGAACAAAAGAAAATTATTAGCAACATTGAGGCTCAAAGGCGTTCATCTGATGCTTATAACAAGGCCCAAGCAGATGCATTGGCAAGGCAGAAAAAAGCTGCCAAAGAAACCACATCTCAATCTCAGAAAGACAAAAAAGAGGCCGAAAGACTAGCTAAAGAGCAATTCGATTTACGGGAACAGATTGTTTATGAAAGTGCGCACAGAGAAAAGCAAATTGAATTAGATCTTGCAAGGGAAATTGCTGAAATTCGTAAAGCTAAATTTAACCCAAAAGATACAGCTGGACTTATTGGCAATGCTGAGGCACGTGCTGGCTATGAAAAGGAGTTATATACCGAGCAACTTAAATATCAACTAAATGAATGGCAGTGGACGGAAGAGGAAAAGCTAGATCAGCGTGTCAAAATTAATCGATTATTAATCCTGTCTAGTCGAGAGTTGACTGACACAAACAAGCAATACAACTTGGATTCAATGGTTGATCAAAGTAATCACGAACTCGCTCTAATCAAGCTTTCACAAGAAACTCGCCTCTTTCAAATGCGTGAAGCTCTCATGTCCGAAACCACAGCCATGCAGGAGCGTTATCGCTTAGAACGCGAGCAGATCCTTCTAAACTCAAAGTTAAGCCAAGAGCAAAAACTGCGTGAAATTGCTTTAAGCAAGGCTTTGCAGGAGGAAGAAAACCGCAAGCGTTTAAATAGCGCAGTTCAGCAATGGGGTGGCATCAATGCTGAGCTGACAGGTACTACAGATCAATTTAATCTTGAGAAAGAGCGATTTGATCGACTGGATAAATCGCAAGCACTGTTTGATGCTGAGTTGGCGATGGCTGGTGAAAACTATGCATTAAAGGAGCAGGCGTATCAGGCTCATGTCGACAGAATGACTGCAATTGAGAATGCTTATAGTGTTTCATCACTCCAGCTTCAACTTGGTTATGGTCAACAAATGGCTTCCAGTATGTCTAGCATGATGGGGGCTATCTTCGGCGAAAAATCAAAAGCTTATGCAGCAGCTTTTGCTGTTGAAAAGGCCTTTGCTGTGGCGCAAGCTGCAATTGCAATGGGGCAAAATATTGCTCAGGCGTCTGCGATTGGCTTCCCCCAAAACATTCCTATGATTGCTGGTGCTATGGCGCAAGGTGCCCAGATTGCTTCAATTATTGCATCCGTAGCGGCACCTACTGGGTATTCTGATGGTGGCTTCACTGGTTATGGGGGCAAGTTTGATCCCGCAGGTATTGTTCATAAGGGTGAGGTAGTTTGGTCGCAAGAGGATATTAAGCGCTGGGGTGGTGTAAACGTTGTTGAGGCTATGCGCACGTCACAGCCGCCAAAAGGTTACTCAGATGGTGGTTTAGTCACCCCACAAGATACATATCGTGTAGGAATGGGAACCGTGGAAGCAATTAATCGCAATTCTGATGTGCAAGCTGAACGGCAGGCTCAGGCGAGTGCTAAATCACAGCAATCTTCATCAAATGGCATGCAGGGTCTTACGATTATCAATCAAATTGAACAGGAGGATTTGGTTGGTGGTTATTTTAGAAAGCCTGCTGCTGGGCAGTTAATTTTAAACCTCATTAAGGCAAATCCTTCTGAGTTTAGGCGCGCACTAGGAGTGTAAATGAAAATCCAAACTACACTTTTTGGTGAATTGGTTTTACTGGACCAGTGCACGCTTGTAGGATCGTCTGAAAGTCTAGGATTTCAAACTTACGTCAACAGTTCACACAATGGCACTGAGAAACGAAAAGCTTTACGTGAAACCGCATCTCAAGTTTTGAATATTGATTATGTGGTGGCACGTCAGGCCTTGGCGCAGAACTTCAATGTGTTGTGGGGTGGTTTACGTAAACTGTGGGCCATTCCTGTTGATGTAGAGTGGCAGCGGATTAGTGGTGTGGATGGTGATTTTATTGAATGTGTAACTTCAATTTATGATTTCCGAAACGATTCCTTAGCATTGCTTAAGCATAAGGACGGTCTAACCGTTGTTGAAATCAAAGAGGTACTAGCCAATGGTCTAAAACTTTATGAGTCGATCATCTTGCAGAATTTCACTATACGCCCACTTCGAGTGGGCTTTATTTTGGGTGATGTATCGGCACCCATCAATGCAGTTTATGGTCAACCAAGTCTTCAGTTTCAGGTGATGGATGCACCTTATCTGCAAGTACCAGTCCCCGTGCAGTTTCTTGGACATGACATTTACTTTAAGCGTTTATTGCTTGAGGGAGATGCGTTAAATGTCACCGTACTGCAGCACCAGACTGTGGTGGATTTTGGATTAGGGCCGATTGATCAGCATAGCAACTGGCTACATGCCCGTTACGGCAAACCGATGCGAACAGTGATGAAAGGTCAGCAAGCCTTGTTTGAGTATCGACAGTTTCTATTTCGCCGACTGGGACAATATCGCGCATTTTGGTTGCCAACATTTGAGCGCAATTTTTATGTCAAAAGTACTGGGACGATTTCAACTGTGATTGACGTTGAGTTGAACCAGTACCAGGAATATGCCTCGAATCGAAAGCATATCGCCATTCAAGACAAGTCAGGCAATTGGACTGCACATAGCATTTCAAATGCAGCGCAAACCAGTAACACACTGAGACTCACCATTACACCGGCACTCAATAAAGCTGCTGTGGATATTCGAATGATCAGCTATTTAGGTCTTCATCGGCTCAATAACGATTCAGTGGATATTCAATATAAAGGTGCAGGCATCACTGAGTCTTCAGTTGCCATTTTGGAAATTGAGCCATGATGAAATTTTTTACTCGATTGCTCGGTAATGGGCAATCAACCATTGCCAAGCGGGAACTGTATCTCTTCCAAACGGGCAATGTACAACGTGCCTATACCAATGGAGATGCCTTTATTGAGCATGCGGGTCTGGTGTATGAGCCGCACGTGATTAAACGTGGTTCGCATAAGTCTGGACGAGACTTAGAGAAGCAAACCATGGAGATAGAGTTTTCATTGCTTTCAGTATTCGCCCAGAATCTTTCCCGTTCTGAACTTGAAGAAATCACCACAGTTCAAATGTTCAGTTATGAAGGGGTTGAGTTTAGACAGTTTTGGTCGGGGCGCTTGACCAAAGTCAAACCGCATGATGAAGGCATTAAACTTCAATTTGAAACGGAATACACCAAGGTGGGGCGTAATGCGGTGACTCGAAAGATTCAAGCCACATGCCCTTATCGATTGTTTGATCAAGATTGTCGATTGGCCAAGGCAAATTATGCGGTGAAGGCCACCATCAAAAGCGTGGATAAGTTGAACATGGAACTACGTGGCCTAGAAGCTTATGCAGACAATTATTTTCTGATTGGCATGATTGAAGATCCAAGCGGGGTGTTGATTACCATTGATAGCAGTAAAGGCAATCAGCTTGTTTTAAAGCGGCGCTTTGATTCGTTTAGCAATATTGCAATTAGCGATGCTGAATATACGGCATTAATGGATGACATTGCCTTAAAAACTCAGGCATTGGCAGATGCTCAAGCTACATTGGCACTGAAACAAACGGCCTATGATCAAGCGCTTGAGGCATTGAATAATGCAGCCCCTGAAGATCCCAATTATCAGGACTTGGTGGATGCGCTTGCACTGGCTGAAACCGAAAAAAATGCAGCAGCCTCTACAATCCCGATTGCTGAAGCTGAACTTCGCTCCGCTGAAGAAGCCGTGCCTTATGTGACGCTTTATCCTGGTTGCTTAAAAACACCGGATGCATGTAAGGCCTATTCCAATCTGCCGAATTATGGCGGTTTTCCTTTTGTTCCGGGTGATAACCCGCTTGTTAGACAGGTGGTGTGATATGTGGCCTCAGATTATTTTTGCTGTTGTGACCATGATTGTATCGGTCGCAGTGTCTTTGATGATGATCAAGAATCAGAAGACGCGGACAGTGGCGGGTGAGGTTGAAGCCCCCAGCGTTGAATATGGGACACCGATCAAGGTGGTACTCGGTTCACGCGATGTCGCGCCAACCTATACCTATTTTGGCGATCAAAAGGCGGTAGCACTGAAAAAATGAAAATTTACATTCGGCATATTCGGGCTGCGAAGTATTGCAGAAAAGAGGGCGTTAAGCCCTTTTTTGATGCCCACCATTGGGACTGGTCAGATTTCTTGGCCAATGGAATTGATGCCCAAAAGCTGATTGATACACAAGATGCCATGGCTTTAAACGTCGTAAAGATTGCACAGGAAGAACACAATGAGCGGTGGAAAAAAACAGACATACGCACATAAATACTATGCAGGTTGGCAAGCCGTTCTTGCCCATGCAGGGTGCTTTCTTCGTCGAATTTGGGTAGAAGATAAAGAAGCTTGGTATGGCGGGATGGGCAATGGCTCAAGCCGTATTGCGCAGCAAAATTTATTTGGCGGCCATGATGTAGGTGGTGGTGGCGGGGTAACGGGTAATTTTAATTATTACACGGGTTCTCCAAACCAAATGCCAGATCCTTATTTAGAAAAAAAGTTAGGTGTAGGTAATGTCCCTGCTTCACGCGGTGTTTGTTCGTTTGTATGGAAGCAGGGATATTTCGGAACATCCAATTATATGAAGGATTGGAAATACCGACTTTCATATGTGAATGGAATTAAGCCGACCTTTATTGATGGTGTGACCAACATTGTGATTGCAATGGACAGCTCAATGTCTATGACTGAGGAAGATTTTTTATTCTTCACAACGTCTGGTGTTGCACGAATGATTGGGTTAATTGGGGATTTGGTGGCGGTATATGATGGATCAATAATTAATCTTCGATTAATGTTCTTTGATGCATCACTCCATATTAAAGATTATGTTGGGTTCACAGAAGATGATGTGCCGGATGCTATTGCTTGGATAAATGCTAAACGTCAAGTTAGCGGGGTGTCCATTTCCAGTATGATCAGTTCGGCTGAGAGCTTTTTAAATACACACCAAACAGAACATTGTCGTCGAATATTTATACCTATGCATGATGGGTGGGATGTAACCCCTGCTGTTATTGAGCAGTTTCAATCCATGTTTCATGACACTTCTGTTTATCAAACCCATACCTTTTCATCAGCAAGTGTTGATTTTGTTCCATTAAATGCCTTGCTTCTGCAGGCGGATAATACCCCAGAAGATAATACGGGGCTTGGAGCATTTGTGCCTCACTTTGCACCAGGTGATGCTGAAGCAGTTTTTAATATTGAGGCTTGGTTTGGGGTGCGCTCAGGTGAGCCTGATATGAATCCAGCGGATATGTTGTGGACCTGTATCACCAACACTGCGTGGGGGATGGGTCAGCCTGAAGATATGCTGGACAAAGATAGCTTTTTAAATGCTTGGGCGGTGCTCAACCAAGAAGACATGTATATGTCGATCGTGTTTGATGATGAGGGTGAGATTGAGAAAATCATCGACTTGATCTGTGAGCACATCGATGCAGTGTGTACGGTCGATAGTCGCACCAACAAGTGGGTATTAACCCTGGTTCGAGATGACTATGTTGCAGATGACTTACTGATCCTTGATGAGTCGACTATTGGCAAGATTTCAGATTATGAAATCCGTACTGCAGCAGAGCAAATCAATCAGATTACCGTGACCTATTGGGAGAAAGAAACAGGCAAAGATGCCACGGTGACAGCACAAGATCCTGCACGTATTGCTCAAAATGGCTTGGTGAATAAGTCAGTGACTTATGATGGCTTTACCAATGCCAAGACCGCTTATACAGCTGCTGAACGTGATTTAAAAGCGCTTTCTAGTCCTCTGAAAATCGTCACGCTCAACAATGTTGATCCCGATACTGCATTGCAGTTGAAAGAAGGCAATGCCTTTCGGTGGAATTGGGCAGCACATGGCGTGGATGGGGCGGTGATGCGCGTCAATTCAATTGACTATGGCGATGACCACAACTTTGGGGCAACGATTGAAGCCATTGAGGATGTGTTTAGTACGCCGATGAACTCTGTGGTGCCCTATGTACCACCGTATGAGAACCCAGCCAATCAAGCACCGCTTGATAATCCTCATGTCCGTGTACTTGAGCTTCAATACTATGATGCGGTGCAATTTGCCACTGAGTCAGAAGTGAATGCTGATCTTGCAGATGAGCCTACTTTGTCACGCGTTGCTGTGGTGGCCCCACGTGGTCAACAAAATGCCATGTCGGCTGAGATCTATGTGGATTCCGGTTCAGGCTATGCTTCAAAGGCAACTTTGGATTATTGCCCAAGTGCAGAATTGGCACAGGCCATTGGCAAAATGGAATCTACATTCTCAATTCGCAAAGTCGAGGATTTAGAAGAAATTGAGCTGGGTAAATGGATCTTGGTCAATGGTGAGCATATGGCAGTGACCGCCATCAGTGAAACTGAAATTACGGTCAAACGTGGGGTGAACTATACCGTTCCGCAGGATCATGCTGCAGGTTCGTTGATCCTATTTTGTGATGACTACATTGCACTGGATGAAACGGATTACTTTGCGGGTGAATCGCTCAATGTGAAGGCACTCACCAAGACGGGATCGGCACAGCTTGCGCTTGGATCAGCAACGGCACATACATTGGAGATGGCGGGATTAGCAAACCGACCTTATCCACCTGGTAATTATAAAATTAAGGGTGAGTATTTTCCTGATTCAATTTATGGAGTTTGTGAGCTAACTTGGGTTGGTCGAAATAGACTTCAACAAACAGGTGGAATAGCTATTGGTTTTATAGATGGACATATTAATCCAGAAGAAAACACATCTTATATTGTTCGCGTCAAAAACCCTAACTCAGGTGTTGTAGTCTTTGAAAGCAGTGAAATTATTGAACACTCATTTTTATTAGATACAGAACTTATCCCGCTAACTATTGCGAAAATAGAGATTTATTCAAAACGAGGTGGTTATGAGTCACTTTATGCCCAATCATGTGTTTCAAATATTATCAAGGCAGGTATTTCTTTCAAGTTCGAAGATGTTGAATATATCCCTCCAGTCGGTAGTGAAGTTGACTTTACATTTGAATAAGGAGTTCTAAATATGGCAAATATTGCATTATGTACTCATGATAAAACGCATGCTACCTTTACTAACACAAAGTCAATGCTAGAAAGTTTTGGGCATATTGTGTCTGGTTACGGTAGCGAAGAGATGTTTGCATCGCAACTTGCAAACTTCGATATTATTTTATGTACGAGAATGTCGGTGGGATCCGCAGATATTAACGCAGTCGCTGGAGCTGTTGATTTAGGAACACCTGTGATTTGCGGCTCTATTTATAATGCTTCGGAGAATACAAGCACTACTGCAGTAGTTTCTGTCGCAGTAGGTATTGCGAATTCACAAGAGACAAGAGGAGCAAGTATTTTGGGGTTTTATCCAAAAAAGATGCATCCTGTTTTTTCTGAGAATATGATTGGACTCGATGCGCTATGCCCCACTTTTACATCAGCATCTTACTATGGTTCAATTAGACTTTCGGAACTTGCCCCAGGGGGTAATGTTATTGGAAATTATGAAAATACATCTAATAGTGATGCTGTAATTGCGATTTATAATAAAGGTGCAATAGTCTTAAACTCAAAAACTCTTGGTGCAGATGTAATCTTTTGTGGTTTTTTATATGGATTAGCAACTTACTCACAAGCTGGTGCAGGATTAATAAACTCTCTAATAGAAAATAGCATTATTAAAAGGTTTATCCGTGGAAATGTCAGAGACTCAGCTAATTTACCAATTTCAAGAAAACTTGTCGCAATTAATAAATCAGATTTATCTTTAGCAGGAAGTACATTCAGCGACCCATCAACAGGTGAATTTGAGATAAAAGTAGGTGAGGATGCTGTTTACACAGTGATTTGTTATGACGATGATGGCGGCACAAAAAATGCACTGGTAAAAGACAGAGTAATTTCAGTTGAAGAATGATAATTGAATTCATGCTTTTTAAATTTATAGCACCTCAAAAGGGTGCTTTTTTTATTGCCAAAAATTAGGAGTGGTCTATGAATGACCCATTAAGTATCAAGGGCCTACCATGGCTTTTTAAAATTATCGCTGCAGTGGTTGGGGCAATCTTTGCTCTGACGTTATCGGGGGATATCGACACCGAGGGACGAATTAAAATCACGATGGGGGTGATTATGAAGTTCACGTTTAGTGTGGCGATTAGTCTGTATGGTGGTTCAGCATTTATTGAATATTATGGTTGGCATGTCTATTCACATATGACGCAAGGCTTTGTAATGTTGATCTTTGCGATTTTCGGAATGTTGTTAATTGGCATCTGGTATCAAGCGATTCAGCTGTTACGTGGTAAAACCATTGGTGAATTAATCTTTGAAATTCGATCAGCTTTTAAAGCAATGTTTAAGTGAGCAAGTGAAAAATGAAACATATTTTTGATTTTTTAAGAAAGATCAGTGGTGGAACACTTACTCAAAAACAGGTAGATGCTGCCAATCAAGTGATTGCTACAGCTACAGATGTATCAGTGGCTGATATGTTGGGTATTGCGATCGACCAGATGGCTGTTAGTCTTTTTGGTGTGGATCTCATCTGTGGTTTTGAGGGAAAGCGGCTTACTGCCTATGACGATGGGGTGGGAGTGTGGACGATTGGTTTCGGTACCACAGTTTATCCGAACGGCATTAAAGTCAAGAAAGGTGATACCTGCACTGAAGCACAGGCCAAGGCATACATGGCGCATGATTTGAAGAAGTTTGAAGCTGCTGTAAATAATGCAGTGAAGATGCCGCTTAATCAAAATCAGTTTGATGCACTGGTATCACTTGCCTACAACATTGGGACAGGTGCTTTTAGCAAATCAACATTAGTAAAAAAGCTGAATGCCAATGATATTCGTGGTGCTGCAGATCAGTTTGATGTATGGGTGAATGCAGGCGGTAAACGTATGCAAGGGCTTGTGAATCGCCGGACTGTTGAAAAGGCTTTATTTTTGAAATGAAGTTATTTACTTTATTGCTGTGCATCCTGCTTTCAGGTTGCACAGCTCATTCGATTTCGACAAATGTTCATGTCACTGTTTGTGTGCAGTGTGTGAATTGAAACAGCCCTCTAAGTGAGGGCTTTTCTTAATTCAAAACGGAATTATTGTTGGCTTCATCTATTAGTTCCTTTAATAACTCTACACTTGCCATTTTGTAGTGTGGATTAGCACCAGTAAGTTTGTTATCAACTATTTTTCTTTCGTAATTAGCAAGGATTAAATTTAGGTCGTAACCACTAAGTTTAAGTAGGTTTATTAAAGCGCCTAAAGTTACCTCGGTTACATCTGATTCTTCTAGTTTCATAAAGTTCACCATTATTTGTTGTTTAATATATATTCTTTTAGTTATTTACAGTCAACATACCATCCCAACTAAAATAATCCCTCGTCAAACTTCCTCGACTCATCGACCAGCCACGGTTCGGCAATTTACATGGTCCTATCGCAAGCTTCTTATCTCCAAACCTCTCCTTAACTCCTTCCATTGCAAGCTGTAGCTTTTCATTTCGTTCGATGGATTCAATATCACTGAGAAGGTCAGGAATGTATGCCGCTTTATTCTCGATACACGTTAAAATCACGCCGCATTTTTTAAACTCAACACCTTCTTGAAACAGTTCACTCATTTGCTTCATCACTGCTTTATTCATGACTGCAGCAGAGTCTGTTGGCTCGGCAAAGCCCACACTGATGGATTTCTTATAAAACGGCTTATTCTTATCAAATGGATTGGACTCAGCAAAAGCAATCACGCAGCCACATAAGCTTTTATCCTCACGTAGACGTTTAACAGCTGACTGCAGGTAATCACTCATTGCCTCAGACAAAGATTCTTTATCTGTTACACGTTGGCCAAACGACCTTGATGAGATGATTTGTTTTTTAGCGGGTGGGGCATGTTCAATTTCGATGCAAGAAATACCTTGCAGCTCAGCTACCGTCTTGGCCATAACAATAGAAAAGAGTCTTTTCATATTGCGCGGTTCAGTTCGAGTAAGATCCTGAACGGTATGCACACCCATAGCATGCAGTTTCTTACTGTGCTGTCGACCGACTCCCCAAACCTCAGAGACATCGATCAAACTAAAAAAGTAATCCTTATGTTTTGGGTCCATTGATACCAAATTGCAGACACCAGAAAAGCGTTTGGCTTTCTTGGCCATATGGTTGGCCATCTTTGCCTCGGTTTTACTTCGGCCAATTCCAACCGATACAGGTAAGCCGATCCACTTAGCGATACGCTCACGCATATCTTGAGCGTATTCAGTTAAATCGAATTTATGTTCATATGCAGTGAGATCTAGAAAGCATTCATCGATCGAATAAATCTCATGCTCTCCTGGTGCAACATATTCGGCAAGGATGCTGTGAAAGCGTTTAGACATTTCTGCATAGACTTTATAGTTGCTCGAAAGCACTTCTACCTTGTGCTTCTCAACAATGTCTTTGATTTGGAATAGGGGCACACCCATTTTAATACCAAGATCTTTAGCTTCCTGTGAACGTGCAACTGCACAGCCGTCATTGTTTGAAAGCACAATGACTGGTCTATTATTCAACTTTGGATTGAACACGCGCTCACAACTGACATAACAATTGTTTACGTCAATTAAGGCATAGATCTTGTTTTCGCTTCTCATCTGAAGCTCTTAAGAACGCGGGTGACAACACCCCAAATAATGAACTCTTGTCCTTCACTGAAATGAATGTCGTCATAATCAGGGTTTTCAGCTTTTAGCCAACATACACCAGCATCTCCACACATAAGACGCTTAACGGTGAACTCATTGTCGACCAGTGCAATCACGATGTCCCAGTGCTTTGCCTCAAGGCTACGATCGACAATCAACTCATCGCCAATATCGATACCAATATTGATGAGTGACAGTGAATTAACACGCACGATGAACGTAGCGGCGGGATTCTTTATCAGGTGCTCATTAAGATCTAAGGTCTTATCGACGTGATCTTGGGCAGGGGAAGGGAAACCCGCTTGCACGCGCTCAGTGGCCAATGGAATAGCCATATGTGTGACTGGATCAACTTGGCGTATGTGATCGATTTCAGGATCAGCTTTAGCCTTATTGAGAAATGCTTTGATTTCTAAAACTGATGAGTTTGGCACACGGATAAGTGTGGTCAACTCAGAGCGTTTTCGCCCTGCACCGGGCCTCACACCACCATGGTTTTTGATATCGTTCATAGCCATCTTGATTTCTGTAACAGATTTCAAGATTGTAGATTTCGGTCAAAATAAATTCAAATTTAAAAGCTGTGGATAATCAACGGGCCTTCAAATTAAATTAGGTTGAGCACCATTTTCAGATAAGCGGGATTTAGGAAAGGTGATGTACTCATCCTGCATTTCAAAGAAGAACTCATGAGCCTCTTTAAAGCTGCAACTCAACCATTCCTCGCGGTATTCATCAGGGATTACAATGATCGAGCGTTTTTCATCGTTGGGCTTATGGAACTGCTTCATGAAAGGGTGTTGGTCTGCATTGATCGTCAGCATGCTCATCGATCTGATTTGCTCTCCATCGATTACGGCACTCTCGTATATGGCCGCCACGGTAAAGGGCATACCATCCTCACGTGCAATTCCATACCAGTGTGATTTACCATCAATGTATTTGGGTTCAAAGATAGTTTCGACAGGAATTAAACCAAATTGTGACTTATGCCAAGCCTCTCTAAAACTTGGTTTCTCAGCGACCGTTTCAGTCCGAGCATTGTAGGTGTACTTGCCGAAACTCTTTTCCTTGGCCCATTTAGGAATCATCCCAAAATTAACGGATCTCCATTCGATCTTGCCGTCATTAGAAAAGATCAAAGGCGAGGGATAGTTCGGGAATATGTCTTCAGGGAACTCCAACTGATCAGGCTCAGGAAGGTCTAGCAGAAATGCACGATTCTTTCTGATCGCTTCAAAGTTTGCGCACATAGACTTATCCCTGTTTATTCTTTATGATCATCGCACAAATAATAACCCAACCAAGAATAAAAAATGATTTCAAAACAATTTAGGATCGTCAACGCAATACTCGCAGTCATCGGCATAGCTGCCTTCATCTTTTTCCAGTATCAAATGAGACCTGACACGCTTGGTGGCTTTAAGGAAGGCACAGAAGAGTATTACGGTTATCAATACGCACGTGATAACAACCTAAAGAGTGCGGATCAATGCGATGATGAAAAGGATGATCCTGAAATGAATATCAATGATGCATTTATCAAAGGCTGCAGGAGCTCTTTCGAGAAATAATTGCTTGGCACCTGTCAGAATACGTAAATTTCTCAGAAGGACAATGCATAAAGATAAGTAATAGGATGAGTGATAAAATTGGCTGCGCTACTTATAAGTTGCGCAGCTGTTTTTCAGATTATGAGCTTAATTACTAATCCTAGTAACGCCGAACCGATGATGACTCGGAGCACACTCTGATTAAACTTAAATAATGCGACTATAGCTAAAATAGCAATAATGGCAGAAATATAATCAAAACTTCCTTCAAAGCCCTTTGGCCAAAGCACGTGGTAACATAAAAAGAGAGCTAAATTCAGAATTACACCCACCACGGCAGCGGTAATGGCTGTTAAAGGGGCTGTGAATCTAATTTGATTATGCGTGGACTCTATGACAGGCGCCCCCGCTAAAATGAAGAAAAATGAGAAAATAAACGTAAACCAAGTGACAATGATTGCACCTAATGCACCCGCAATAAATTGATGCTCAACACCTAATAGAGATTGATTGTAAGCCGCCAAGAAGCCGACAAAAGCCACCACCATGATCAACGGACCAGGAGTACTTTCACCTAGAGCTAGTCCATCAATCATTTGAGTTGGTGTCAGCCAGTGATAAAAACCGACGGCCCCCTGATATACGTAAGGCAGAACAGCATAAGCTCCCCCGAATGTCATAAGAGCAGCTTTAGTAAAAAACCAAGCAAGTTGAGTATAAGAATGACTCCATCCAAAAATTGCTGTTAAAGAGATGAGCGGAATTAGCCATAAAAGTGCTGAGATTACTGCTATTTTGATTAGATGCGACCATTTAAAAATGGCGTGTTCAGGTGTGGGAGTGTCGTCATCAATAATTGCACGACCATAAGATTTTTGACTGGAATGATGTGCATTTACCTGAAATAACTCTGGAAGCTTTTTACCTGCGAAATAGCCTGATATAGCTGCACATAGAACAATTAAAGGGAAAGGGACATTAAAAATAAATATTGCAATAAAAGCGACAACTGCAATTGCCCATAGAAATTTATTCTTTATTGATCGACTACCAATACGATAAGTGGCATGAAATACAATGGCTGCAACTGCTGGCTTAATGCCATAAAACAAGCCCGCAATGATCGGGACATCTGCATATTTAACATAAACCCAAGACAACCCGATCAGGATAAATAGAGAGGGTAAAACAAAGAAAACACCTGCAACGATGCCTCCTTTGGTTTTATGCATTAACCAACCAATATAAGTTGCGAGTTGTTGAGCTTCAGGCCCAGGTAACAACATGCAATAGTTCAGAGCATGCATAAACCGCTTTTCTGAAATCCATTTTTTTTCTTCAACCAGCTCTTGATGCATAACAGCAATTTGCCCAGCAGGGCCTCCAAAGCTGATGAATCCGAGTTTTAACCAAAATTTAAAAGCTTGCCAAAAGCTAATAGATTCAATTTCTATTTCATTTGACAAAGATGGCTTATTGTTCATGCTAAATTCCTTTGAAAGTCTGCATACAAGCCATCAAAAATATGGTTTGAAAGCTGGAGTAATTGATCATCATTTGTGATCGTGCTTCTGAGACCTTGTAAGATTTTTTCAATACCTAATGCTTCAGCAGGCTCATTTCCTCCAACATCTAAAAAATGAACAATTTCAGCGATTTTATTTAAAGCAGGGTTTTGTAATTTAAAGCTATGCATTAACACTTCATAAGTGACTAGATTATTGATATGCGTAAATTTGGCATGATCAAAATCGAAACCTAAGGCATCCTTTGGGCAATCATCGGGGTGCTCTAACCAAATAAATTCTGCCTGAGGGTCTACAAATTTTTGAATGATCCATGCTGATGCCAAACGGTCAACCCAAGGACGCTTTCTAGTTGCCCAGATTTTATTTTGAAAATCTTGCTTGAATAGGACTTTTATTTGCTGTTCAAAATTATTGGGTTCATCATCTTCACCTAAACGAGCAATAGCATGTTCTAATCGGGTGAGTTCATTCAGTGTTTTACTTTGTTGAATATTGGGGAAAAAGTCTATTTCTACCAGTGAATTGATGGACTTTCTTAATTTTCGGATTTGTTTGAGATATTCTTTTTTCTTACTTTCTTCAAGCTTACTTTGTATTTGAGAAATTTCAGTTCTGAGTTCCTCATACTCTCCACTCCGATCAAAAAGTTGTCCCAGATCTAGATGTGCAGGAGCTTCAGCGTGAAAGATATAAGCATGTCCATTTTCATTGAAATGATCATCGATAACAGTATCAAATTTTTCAGAATGTATTGCTGGTAGGAGATAGACGCCATCTCTTAGTGTAGCTGCACCATTCGATTTTAATGAACGCCAAATTCGCATTCTGGCGGCAGTACTTTGACTAGGAGGTGATGATACAAGTAATGATAATTTCATGTTATAAACTCAACATATTTTGTTTAATTTATAACATGTTTAATTTTTTGGTAATGGATTTAATTGAATAACAATATGCGTAAAAAGAATAAATAGTTTTTTGACTTAAAGAGGGTGACTATATAAGTACAATTAAAATAAAAAATGCTGACAACCTTATGAATCAGGGCAACGCTATAGCTTTAATGTATGAGTTGTATTCTGTTTGTTCTGTAAGATAGTTTTTCTCAATCA